TGATTATTAGTTGTGGCTTTTGTGCATGGGTGTGGTGGGTGGGCGCGAAGTCACCCCACTGCGTGGTGCGCGGATAGCCACCATTTATGGACTGGCGCCCAGTGGCCCTTTTACATGGTCAAGGGATTAAAGAGCACATCAAGCCAGATTGTTATCAGCGGAACACTCGTCGAAAGCGCAGCTAACACTTTCAGCCAGACCACCGTTGATCTCCAGCTCAATGTTTTGGACCGCGAAATCTGGGTCTGCACTGCGCTCGATCTTGACAATGGAGCACCCGACGCCCTGGCTACGGTCGACACCCGCGTTCGAGCATCCATGTCCACCACCTCTCGAACTGCAATCGGCACCATCGCAGATTCGAATGTTCTCGGCGCAACAGACAAGCGGATACGCGCTGCTGGGTTCGCTGACGGTGGTGTGGGATTCCAAGAAATGCACCCTGATGCTCCAGTCGGAGGTGACCTCGACTACATCGGATTGATTGCGACCAACGATTTCTTTGTGCAGATCGTCGGCGAGAACAACGTTTCTGCTAAGACTGTCAACTTCCGTATGTGGGGATACCGCGCAGTCGCGGACGCGGCTACATTCGCGGCCCTTACCCAGTCGGAGCTATTGTCTGCATGATGGTGATCCTTTGGTGAGGATCCATGGCAACTGGTGCGGTCCCAACTGGACTGGCGGTCAAGTGGTCAGTGCTCAAGACTACCAGGGCAGTTGGAATTCCCCAGCTGTCGATAGACTCGATCAAGCTTGTCGCGAACATGACAAGCAATGCGGGACATCCTCCAGGGGCTGTTCGAGATCGAGTGATGACAAACTCCTGCAGGAAGCCAGGAGAATCAGCGCCAACCCCTGGTATAGAATCACTAACAGAGAAATGGCACGCGCTGCAGACAAGGTAATCGCGGTCATCAGCATAGCCCGACCTACCAGGGAGTGGTGAGAATGGCGACAGTCACCCTGACCATGGATGAATATCACGCGCTCCTGGCTATGGTCGGAGAGATCAAGGAAGGAGAGGGCGCTCATGAAGAGGCCGTCGAGGCCAAGAAGAAGCGGAAGAAGACATCTCGAGACAAGAAGATGTCGAAGGCGCTACGCCAGGCTAACGATCGAGCCAGGAAGAACAACGGAGACTTCCGGAAAGACTGGAATCAGTCGAGATGCATGACTCTCGCTCACAAGCTCTGCGACAAAATGTGAACGATTGACCAATTTCATTCGGTCCTGGGGGCCGCGTTCGTTCGATTCAACCTGCAACATTTTGCACAAATGCGATTCGTCACGTTTGCCCAGGATCTTCTAAAGTCCTGGTGGCACTGTTCACAATTCAATATCATAATTTCTCATTCCATCGATGGTGAACGACTCCGCATTTGAGACAAAGGATCATGCGACCGTTGGTTTTCCTGTTCATCATGTCCATTTGCCGACGAATCCATTTTCCTGATTCACAACACTTGTTCATTTTCACTCGAACTCCTTCTTCAGCATCTCGTAAATCCTCTTAGCTCGCCTGTCAACCAACAGGTCAGCCGTTAGGAACTGTTCTTCACCGATGTACACGAAACTCCCTGCATTGCGATGACGACTTTCTTCGAGGAGTTGGAGATGAATCGTATGTTCTGGCCTTCTCCTGAAGATGACCGAATGCTTTCGCCCCCTGGTCTCCAGGAGTTCTCCTCTAGCGTTGAAGCGATGGGGCCAGAATCGGTTCCTTCGATCACACTTCATGCAGATCGAGGACGAGATGCCGTTGCAAATCCATCTCGAGATCCAAGGTTGGTGATGTCTGCAGGACATGCACATTATGATTCCGCGCATCATCCCCATCTCTGAGTGATGATTCGCATCATCTGCGCTAGTTGAGCTCCACAATCGGAACAGATGACCATCAGATTGGTCCCAACTTGACAGATAAGACCGCCCATCGGATGTTTCGGTTCCACTCCGACATCACAATGGTAGCAATTCAGCGTCTTCAAGACTTTTTTCTTCTGGACCTTACTCCTTCTCGCCATGTTTGCTTAGGCAAGGCCACTATTAAAGAAGGTTGCGCCGGTCGATTGCTGAGTAAATGATTATTAGTTGTGGCTTTTGTGCATGGGTGTGGTGGGTGGGCGCGAAGTCACCCCACTGCGTGGTGCGCGGATAGCCACCATTTATGGA